AAGAGAAGAAATTAAAATATTATTATACAGGTACTGTTGAGGCTAACAACTGCAAAAAGTCCAATTGAATATAAAAAAACTAGGAGGTAAATTTTATGAAAAAAGTTGAAAAAATGGAGGCACTTTTAAGCAATTATCTAGATAGAGCGGTATGGCTAGTTAAAAAAAATGGTGGGTATATAGTGCAAGATATTGCAACTGGAAACTTCGAGGACAAATATTTTTTTAAAAACCTAGCAGAAGTCGAAGAGTTTACACAAATGGACAAATGAACAAAAATAAATAAAGTTACCCTTTCAAAAAGCGGAAAGGGTAACACCACTGCAAAAATTTCAGTTCCTTTGCAGTGGTTGCAAGATTTGGGAGTTGATGAAAACAACAAAAATATTAAACTTACCAAAAAAAGAGGTCAAATCATAATAGAAAAAGAATAAACTATAAAATAATATTTTTATAGTACTTTCAACTTGCAGAGGATAAAAAAATTTATCCTCTTTTTTTATTGTCTAATTCTAATAAAAATATCTATCATTTATAGACATAAAAAAATAAAAGTTGAAATAAAATAAAAAAAATGGTATTAATGAATTAAGTTGTTTTATAAAGCAAGAATTAACTTTTAAAACAATTTAACGGTTAAAAAAAGGGTGATATAGTGGATAAAATAGACAAATTAAATCAAAAAATTTGTAAAAAAATAAAAAAAGAAATGAAAAAGAAAAACATCACACAAAAAAACATGGCTGATAAAATAGGAACGACAGCCCCTTATTTTTGTAGGTGCTTAAAGTCCTTGGAAGAGGGCAAAAGCATATTGACAGAAACAATTTTTAAAATTGCTGGAGCTTTAGAAATAGAGCCGGCGGAATTATTCAAATAATAACGCCCAAGGGCTTTATTATATATATAATAATCTCTCCTAGGTTATTTATATTAATTTTTCACCAGCATTGCTGGGATTCCTACCCAAAATATTTTATTATATTTTTTCCCCTCACACGAGGGGAAACCCCAATAATACTATTTTTTAGTAGTATTATTTAATAATACAATATATTATTTTGTATTACTTTTAAGTAATATATTTTAATGTGTGTAATACTTTAGGTATTAACGTAAATGTTAATATATATTTTCATATTTTAAACCTCACTAGTTTCTTATTTTATACCCCAGTTTCAAAGCTGGGGTAAAAATAAAAACAGGTAATAAAAATGTTTTTTTGTACCTTGAAATTCTAAACATTTTCGGATTTTCAAGGGTCAAAAAAACAATAAAATTACAACGGATTTGAAACAAATATTTTCAAGAGTCGTTATTTTTAAAGGATTTTCAAGATTTCCAAAAAACGACACTTGTCAAGTAAATATATAAGGGTACAACATTACTTTCAAAAAGTCAATAGAATTTTATATATAAATTACAACTGAATAGAAATTAGCAGCACAAGGAATTTATAAGCCTTGTTTTTTTATAACAATTTTTCAGACAACTAAATATAAAACTGTATTTCTTGTTAGTCACATAAATTAAAAACTTGTGTGACTGATTGGAAACACACGTAAATGATAAAAACAAGGAGGGTTTAAAATCGTTGACAATGGCACATTTATATATACAAGTCGTGACATAGATATCACGCAGGCGGCAGCAAATGCGCAGGCATTGACTGGAATGTCTGGAACTGTAGAAAACAATAAACTTGTATTTAAAAACTTCAATGTAGATAAATATGAGTTTATCAACTTTATCTCAATTTCAGAATACCGCAGTAATTGCCGTGTCTGTGTAGCTTTTAGTTACTCCAGATACGAGAATGAAGACAACTACAAATTAGCAGAGCGTCAAAGAACAATAAACGACGTTCATGCGGCAGTAGTTAGAATCTTTAGAAGTATAACAGGGCTAGCCTTAACCAGTAACGACCTTGAAGTTCTGGCACTTGACATATCTAATCAACTTGAAGTTGAGAACATAAGAAACTATTATAATGTTCTTAATCTCATATATAGAGCATATAAACAGATAAACCCTAACGGGCGTTTGTACTTTGATACAGATAAGGAGCAGAGGCTAGAGCTTGACGGGCTAGACTTTAGAGAAGCTGGAAAGAAAAGGCGAGAGGCGAACGCATATTTTAAGATTTATAGCAAGAGAAAAGAGATTGAAGACACCAAGGGAGCGGCAAAAGCAAGAGGAAAGCGGCAGGCGTTACGTGGTGAACTCACTTTAAAGGGTGCAATGTTAAAAAAATATGACTTGCACATCGTGGGAAATATTCAAAAACTAGCACTTGAAAGAGTTTTAAAATGCGTGCTGGGAGAGATAATCCTTGACGGAATCAATAAAGAGCTTGAATTTAATAGATCTAAGCTTTTGCAAGAATACAAGCTCGCAGGTAGTAAGAAGTTGCAGGAAGTAACTTTAATGAATCTTCAATACATCTTTGATATTGATATTCTTGATGATGTGCTTACTTGTGAGAATTTTAATATCTCACGTAGTACGCTAGGTTATCACAAGAAAAATATAAAAGAGCTTTTAAAAGCAACAGAAACTAAAAGCGAGATAAAAAGAGTATTTTCAAAGAACTTTGAGAGACTAGCAAAGTTATTAAAAAAGATAGTCAAGGTTGATGTAAAAGTGGAGAAAGGGGCGATAAAATGGCAATAAGTAAAAAGAAAAAGCAAGCATTTGCACAAGCTTTTATGATTTGCAAGAATGGAAGAGAAGCCCTCGAAGCTGCGGGAATTGACTTTGATATTAAAACTATGCAGTCACTTTTATTAGATAAAGAGCTAGCAGAGTACATAGATAATAACCTTGCAACTGTTCAATATATGCTAGGTAGAGACAAGAGCGGACATCTTGCAAAGCTAGAAAAACTATTCGACCAAGCGGCAGGGTATGAAGATTCTAAGATAGTAAACTTTGACAAAGTAGGGAGATACACCGAAAAAATAGGAAAGTTTACAGATTTCAAAGCGGCGGCGGCACTATCAAAAAGAATTGGAGAGCTTCAAGATTGGGAGACAACAGGGGGAGACAATGAAATTATTGTTGACCTTAAAATCGGCGATAACCTGTTCAAATCCGATGAAGAGGCTATTGAAAAAGCTAACAGTGATAGTGTGGCACGTGATGAAAGGGTGCTTAATCATTTAAAATCAGAGGGGGTGTTGTAATTGCTTGAAATGCTGACAAAAGATAAAAGAGAAAACTTTTATAAAATACTTGAAGATAAAATTAAATCTAACCCTGAGAGGTACAAGTTTTTCGCCGCTGGAGCTAAAAAGATGAGAGATAATCCAGTTTTTAACAAGGTTGAGTTTTTATCAAAAGTAGGCAACGAAGTTATTGGAGAGGTTGGATATATACATGACATCATCAATGACAAGATTGTTAATATAGAATTAGCATGTTTTAAAGACAACAGCCCAACTTTTATTAAAGATTTGCTTTTATTCTTTGAACTTTTAGACAGTACGTATTTGAATTTTGAACTTGAAATTATGATACATTCCCCAGCTTATAAATTAGCGTGTAGAGCTTTTGAAAAGTATGGTTTTAAATACATAGGTTTAAAACGTAGTTCGTTAAAACTCTTAAATGGTAAAAGATATGATGTTGCTATATGGGAAAAAAAGCAAAAGGAAGGTGATTTATAAATGGGAAAAGACAACTTCTTCACAAATACCTTTGATGCTGTTTGGGGTACTGATGTTTCAGGACAAAAAAAGAAAGCTAAGAGAAAAGAAAGAGAAATGCAAAAGCAAATTGAAGCACAGCAAAAAGAGCAGCAAAAAGAAAAAGAGAAGCAACAAAAAACAACCCAAAGCTTTTACGAGAGTATGAGACAGGGAAACCTTGGACTTTTAGCAGCTAAAGATAAGCAAACAATAGGTTAAGGGGGTATAAATGCAAATAGATGGAAACTCACTAAACCTGTTAAAATGGAGATTTGACGAGGCTAAGCAGTGCAGAAATGATATTTTACCGCTATATCAAAAAGCTTACGAGAATTTCACAGTTGAGGGAATGAAACTGAATAACATAGACTCAACAGGGGTTAAATATGCGTCAAAGCTAGCTAATAAGCTATCATCATATATTATGAACTCCAATTATATTTGGGCGTACATAGAGACCCCAAGATATGAAAAAATACCAAAAGAGGATAAAGTCCAATTTGACTATATTACCGAGGTTGTATTCGACCACATTCAAAAAGAATCTAACTTTGAGTTAGAAAAAATCAAGCTTCTCAGAGATTACTTAATAGGTACAACAGCCTTTAAAGTGAGATATACAGGAGATGTTAAAAACCCTGTTTTAATTGAGCATTGTCCAATTCTAAGCGTTTATCTAGCTAAAAATAGAGCTGGAAGAACAGGAGATGTATTTTACAAAAGGGAAAAAGTAAAAAAGCACGAGCTTATTGACTTGTTCGGAGAAGAGGTATTATCAAATGAATTTGTCGATAAACTTACAGAACAAGACCAGTTTGAGCTAATAGAGGCAACAATTTATGACTATTCTAAGAAATTGTTTATATATGCTGTGTCTTTGGATGAGAGTTTTAATCAGATAGTAAAGTACGAGGAAACGGATTACAATCCGTGGGTAGTTGCTAGATTTGAATCTATGAGTGACAGTCCGTATGGGATGGGACCTGACACAAAAGCAGTCTTGACGCTGGAAGAACTCCAAAAGATAAAAAAAAGAATATCTAAAATTGGAGAACACCAAGCGAACCCAAGTTATACGGCGTGGACGGCAGAACCTAAATATATAGCCCAGTCAAGACTAAATACTCCAGGTAAAATATCAATCCTGGGAACAAATAAAGGTCAAACTCAAATCGAACCTTTTAACAGGGGAGAGGGTACAGATATTAAATTCTTTGAGATGGAAGAGTACAAATCAACACTTGTTGACCTGTTCTATATAAACCTTATAGAAAATATATCTAGTGTGGACCAGTTAAAAAATGTTACAGCAACCACAACACAAGCTCTTGTCACTGAATTATCAAGACAAATAGAGCCTACATATTCACTAATGCAAAAGGAAATGCTTGAACCAATAGTTATGAAAGTGTTCTATTGCTTAACAAAAGCGAACTACTTTGACCTTACTCAGATATCAATTTTAAAAGAAGACCCTAGAATTAAAATAAGATTCTACAATGCTTTAACCATTGCTCAAGAGCAAGACGACCAGGAAAGAGCTAACATGTACTTCCAAACAATAGCGTCAGTGCTTGGTGGAATGGTTGCGGCTAATAACGTCAATGCAGTTGAATTTATAGACGCCGCCCAAAAGAGATTTAGAGTTAAAGCAAAAGAGTTTAAATCAGGGGAAGAAACTGAAAAACAAACTGAGCAAACTATAAATCAAATGTCACAAGAGCAAGGGGATATTGCTATGCAAGCGCAAGTCGAAAATAAGGGAGTGATAGGACAATGACACTAAAAGAAGAGGACGAATATGTTGAATTATTAGAAAGATTTTCAGCTTTTCCAGAGCTTAAAAGACTAATAGATTTGCACACTCAAAAAAGATTAAATGATGCTTCTTGTTTAGAAGAACAACAAGGTAATGCAGACATCATTTATAGAGAAGTGGCAGGACTTCAAACTTTTAGACATTATATTTTTCAAGAGCCTGAACAATTCGAAAGCTGGAAAAATGCTATTTTAAATTCAAGAAAACCTAAAAAGGAGGAATAAAAATGAAACTACAAGAACTTTTAAAACTTAAAGTTCTATATGATGTTGAAGGTGGAAACGGAGATAGTGGAGCTGGTGGAGGAGCAGAGGCACCAAATATAGAAGTTCCTGAGTATATCCAAAGTTATGCAGATTCAATAGAGGACGCAGGACAAAAGGAATATATAAGCGGACTTTTAAAAGATGAAAAAGGTGTAAACTTCCTAAAAAGAATGATAAATGACCCTAATGCAGAGTATACAACTAAGGCGGAAGAGTTTAAAGCTATGAATCCAGCCGAGGTTGAGAGCTTTACAAAAGAGGCAAAAGCCGCAGGAATTCCTGAAAAGTACGCAAGAATTGCACTTGAAGGAAGAGCAAACTATTTACAAGCTCAAAGAGATTTAATGAGTCCTGAACTTAAAGCACTTGATACTAATATTGATAATTTTATAAATTCAGCAACAGCAGAAGAGCAGCAAGTTTATGCTAGACTTGCAGAAAATGCAATAGGTAGAAAAATACTTGTTGAGAAAATAATGGGAGGAGCTGCTAATATTTCAATTGGTGGAGCTGGTGGAGGTTCTACACATATAGCAAGTTACGACCACAAATCATTTATTGACGCCTACAACGAGGCAAAAGATAGTAATGATAAAGAGGCACTAAAAAAATTAAAACAATTTGCAGACAACAGTGATGATACATTCTATAGAGATTTTTTATAACACAGGAGGAAAATGAATACAAAAGAAAGATTACTTAAAGCCCCTCTTAACATTCAACTTTTTGGAGCAACTAAAAACGTTGAATTAACAGAGGGAGAACAAGCCAAGTACGTAAACAATATTATGAGAGCTTTAGGGCAAACTAACAGTTTCCCTTTAAAGCAGTACATGGCAACATCAGCTTCAACAAATGCGGCTTATTCAGTTTTCTATGTAGCTGGAACTTTATCAGCTAGAGATAGAGAGGCAAACGCAGACACTACAAACCAAAACTTCAAAGATGTAAAAGGGGTAGCAAACCAAAATCTTTTAACATCAATTAGAGTTGTACCAACTGAAATGGAAGTACCTTTATGGGTAGATGACAGAGACTTTGATAAATCACAACTTAATGAGCAATCAGCATTACAAACAATGCAAGTAGACGCTATTTATAGAGGTTGTGACGAAAGAATATCACTACTATTAAAGGATATGTACCAAAATAAAAAGAGATCTGTTAAAAACTCAGCAGGGACAGCAGTTAATATAACAATACCTACAACAAACTTCTACGGAGATAAAGCAAAACTTTTCTCAGACCCAGATAACGTTAAGAAGTTTAGAAATATGATGAGAAAAGCTCAACACATGGCAAAGGCTAATAATCTTAAAATTGCAATAGTTTGCGGTGATGAGGGTAACGTTGAAATGGCAGATTGTGAGAAATTCTCAAATAAAGATTGGGTAAACGTTTCAGGAGAAACTACTGTTCAATCAGGTTCAGCAATGCAAAGATTACTAGGTGGAAATGTAGAGGAGTTATGGACATTTGATGAAGTGTTCTATGAAAAAACTACTAAAGTAACTAATGGAGTTATAGCTGTTATCATAGAAAAGTCATTAGGTCAAGATAATAAAAAAGCTTCTATTAGACCAACTATTGAACACGTAGGATTTAAGAAAGCTTACTTCATGGATGTTGAGGTTGCTAATGCTACTGAACTTGTTAATCCAAATGGGGTATTTTTCTTTGAGTACGCTAAAACAGTATCTTCAATAGGATAGAATACAATTTAAAATTACAACTGAATAGAGGGAACAACATTCCCTCTATTTTTTTAAAGGAGAAGGTTAAAAATGAGAGCTAAAGACACATCAAAGTTAGTAAAAGAAAAGATAGTAATAATTAAATTAATGTTTATGGCAGGTTGTAAAGTGTCTGAAATAGAAGAAAAGACAGGACTTGTAAATTTAATGGATTTCACTAGAAGGCACAATAAATATTTTAGAGATGTTAAATTCATAAAAAATAGAGAGGTGAAACAAAATGGGGCAACATCTAGAGAGAATGAAAATAGAGTTTAAAGAGTTAAAAGAAAGATATGATAAATTGGTAGATTTTTTAGGAACTCCAAAATTCAATACACTACACTTTGAACAAAAAAGCTTATTAAAGCAGCAAAAAGAAGTAATGAAAAAGTATGGTCAAATTCTAAAGAAAAGAATTAGACTTGATGAACAGATAGAAAGAGAAACTAATTATATACCGTAGGAGTTAAAAATGACTAGAGATAAAAGAGAAATTGATTTTTTAAATCTACAAGTAGGTGCAGTATTTAGATTAGGATTAAATAGACTTAAAGTTGTAGAAGAAAAAGCTGGGGGGGGAGATAATCCTTGTGAAGAATGTTATATATTTAAAAGTGGATTTGAAGTTCCTTGTAATGAATTTGTCATTAACTCTATCATTCCAGAGTGTTGTGGCAGTTGTAGAAAAGATAAAAAAGATGTGTATTTTGAGGTGATAGATTGATGAACAAACCAACAAACTTTAATGATTTATTAGAGTTACAAAGAGTTTTAGATGAAAATATAGAAAAAAATAGAAGTAATGGATTTGCACCAAGAAAAAGAAACATATTAGATATTTTGTTAGCAATAGATGATGAGTTCCAAGAATGGCTAAGAGAGTTACCATATGAGTGTAATTTCAAAACTTGGAAGCAGAAAGAATACTCAAGAGAAAAGGAACTTGAAGAACTTACAGACGTTTTATTCTTCTTTTTACAGTATTTTAATAGGTATTTCGTTGATATAAATAATTACAAAAATAATTATTGTAGAGATTTTTTTGAACGAAATTATTATGATGAAATAAACCAAGATTTAAATTCTTTAATTAGAGATTTTAAATATGATTTATGGGGTATAAGTGATTTAACAGCTTTCTATGATTATCTGAGAATAGTTCATAAAAGAGGATTTACAAAAGAAGATTTACTTAATACTTACTGGAAGAAATGGCAAAAGAATATGACTAGAATTAATAAAGATTGGATATTGGAGGGAAAATAAATGACATCAGCAGGATTTGTATTTATAGGAATAGTAGTTGGATTTTTTATAGGATTTATAGTAGGAACAATTAGAGAAAGAAAAGGTATGAATAAAAAATAGAGGTGTGATATGGCAGATTTTAACGGAATTAAGATATTAGAAATATTAGATAAAATATTTAGAAAGAAATATGATAAAAAGTCTATCCTTGAAAATGTAGGGTTAAGCTCAAGTGGTAGCAACTGCATTATAAACTATAAAGATGGAGACTTGGAGATTAGGGTTAAGGTATCACAAAAGACAGCCGTTAAGATGTATTTTGATAATGAAAAGGCTAATGGAAACTTTAAAAACATTGATTATGCTAAGTTTGAGGAAAAATACAATGAGGGTATGGCTTTAGATGAAATAGAAGAAGAAATTAAAAAAGAAC